AAGCCGTTATCACGCAGGGCAAGAAGGACGCCTTACTTAAGTAAGGGGGCTATCCAATGGAATTCTTAACAGCCAGTGAATTAAAGGCTAAGTATTATACAAAGGCCAGCAGCATGGACACGGGGGACGTTACCCAGTTTTTGAGTATGGCGAATGCTTACGCCTTTGGTGTGATCGGTGGAAATCCACCGGAAATACTGGGCGACGATAAGACAGCCCTTAAGACTGGCATAGCCCTTGCCTTCCAGCTATTCGCGAAGGCGGATACGGCACAGGTGAATGAGGTAACCGGAAACATAACGGAAGCGGCCCCGGCTGGTGCTTTCGTTCGTAACCAGGAGCGCGACCCATGGAAGATGGTCGACGCTATGCTTAAGCCGTATGCAGATGCATACGCAGCGGCAAACGTCACGAAATCGGACAGGGGCTTAAAATTCCTATGAGTGCAGACACCGATTTTAATATCGACGGCCTGGACAAGTGGGTCGAATGGCTGGGTAACGTAGAGAAGGAAGACGCTGATCGAATGAAAAGCCGGGTACTTCGAAGCGTAGCCTTCCGGGGTTTAGAGGTCGCCCAAGACAATACGCCGCGCCGAAGCGGCAGACTTGTAGAAAGCCTTACCGTAGGAGATAAGGATAACTTATTCGAAATCCAGGTAGGGAAAACAAGCTGGGTATTCTTCGGTACAGCCGTAGAGTATGCAGCTGCCGTTAATGACGGCTTCCAGCAACAACAGGGGCGCTTCGTTCCTGGTTTTTGGAAGGGTGACGTATTTCACTATCAACCGGGAGCCGAAAGCGGGATGGTCCTAACAGGAAAATTCATAGAAGGCGCCCATTTTATGGACAAAGCAATACAGGCGCTTGAAGGCGGCGACGTTGATAAGATTGTCGAATTCGAATTCCAGCGCTTATACGCTGAATTATTCAAGTAGAAAGGGGTAACGGTATGGCGGACATTATGACAGCCGATAAGGAAATGACGGCGATACAGACCTGGGTAAAATCAATTACTGGGTTAAATAGCTGGCTTCTTAAAATGGCGCCTACGAAGCTACCCAGGCCAGTAATTATCTTCGATATGCGTAGTCCTGGGACGTCGTACAATATGACACGGTATGAATATGTAATACCCGTCAGACAGTACGGTCGCCTATGCGTGAATAGCGTAGAGGAAGCGCAGAAGTACCAGGGCCTACTACTTGCGGACCTGGGCGAAAAGTGTAACGTAGTCCCGGTAATTGAAGGTAGTAACATAATCCGGCGCCTTAAAAACGTACAATTTGACTTCGTCGGGCAAGACCTGGAAGGGGCCTTCGTACTGACGTATGAAGTATCATACTTCCGAACCCGTCCGGCAGAAGCACCGCACGCGACCAGGGTAGTAAACCGGATTGTATCTGATCTATGACAGGGGGTAACACCATGGCAGTAAAAGAAGCAGCGAAGCAGGGCGACGCTATGGCCTTTGATAAGGCCGATCTGATCGCTAACAGCAAGCAGCTATTCCAGAAATCGCCCGACGTGGTCGCGGGCGCACTTCATGAAGTGCATGAGCCGATCACAATAGACAAGGCAAAGGAAGCAATCGAAGTCTTCCTTAAGAAGCCCATCAACAACGAAAAAGGGGGTAACTAATCCATGGCCGGAACATATACGGAAGGAATTAGCAAAGTCTTAAGCGGTGTATATACACTGATTAAGGCTGCCGTAACTGTAATCATCCAGGGAGCCAGGGGAACAGTAGCGTATCCATTTACAAGCGACTGGGGTCCTGTGAATACCTTGAAGAAGATCAGCCAGGCGAATGAATTTAAGGCGTTATATAACGCCGATAAGACAGCCCTTACAGCTGCAAAGATTTATAAGCACGCATACAACGGAAAGCCCTACAATTTGCTGGGTTACCGCATGGCGACCGCTACAGCAGCGAAAGGGACTTGTACCCTTAAGGACGACAGTAACGCGACTTCAATCGCGCTTGAAACCCTGTACCCGTCAGCCAGAAGCTTTTCTGCTGTAGTAAAGGTCGGAGTATCTGGCGGTAAGGTAATTCAGATCGTAGAAAACGGCGTCGTTCTTATGGAAGTGGAAGGGTCAACCGTAGCGGCCCTGGTATCGCTGCTTAACGCGTCCGATTATGTACGCGTTACCGGAACACCTGGGGCGAACCTTCCGGCGAATACCGCAGGAACCGCCTTCGCTGGCGGCAATAACGGAAGCAGTGTAACAGCTACAGAGTACGCGGCCTTCCTGGACGCACTAGAAGCCGACGCCACTTCTAACGCCTTCGCACTTGACGGGGTTACCGATACCGGGATACTGGCAACTTGTGACGCCTTCGTAAAGAGGGTAAGGCCGGAAGGCTTTTACGTTACATTCGTAAAAGGCGGACCGAATACCTGGGACAGTGACGCAGGCCTGGACCTTGCAATCGCAACCAGTAAGGCGTCGAATAACCGCGGTATTATCAATGTAGGAAACGGCGTAGACGGCTACACAGCGGCAGAAATGGCGATATTTATCGCGGCCAGGGTCGCAGCCGTAGCCCTTAACCGTACGCTTACTGACGAAGTAGTACCATATACGGCGGTAAACTACAAATTTAAGAAAAGTGACCGTATCGCTGCAAAGCTTGGCGGTACGCTGATCTTCGTCATGGACGGCGACAACGTCGAAATTGACGAAGGCGTGAACTCATTGACTACCCCGGCAGACGGTGAAACCGTGGAATTCGGTAAGATTAGAGTAAGCAACGCTTACGACAGCATTACCAAAGACCTGGAAGCCTTCGGCGAAGCTTACAAACGGGATAAGTCAAACACGCCGGAAGCCCGCGAACTTTACGCGGCAGCCGTGGAAACTGACTACCTTCAACCGCTGGCGCAGCAGGAAGTTATACAGACCGGGTACTTCTATAAACCAGACCCGGACTACCACGGAAAGAACCCGATCTATAAGGCAAAAATCGACGAAGCCTTCTTCTATGGCGACATTACGCCAGTGGACAGCATGGAACGCATTTACCAGAAGATCGGCACACAATTCTAAGAAAGGGGGCCTTTTAAATGGCTGGCGAAAATACCTACAACGTAAACGAAGTAATTAACGGCCTGTATGGCTACCTATTCGACGAAAACGGTCTGCAATTACAGGAAACGAAGGAATTCGAGTTTTCCGACGAATTCGAGAAGGAAGAAATCGTAATCCCTGGTAAATTCCATAAGTCGCATAAGGTAATGGGTGGTAGCTTATCCGGCAGTCTTACCATGAATAAGCGCGACAGTCGTCTTGCTGCTAAGATTGCAGCAAACCCAACGGCTAAGTACAATTACCTGGGAAAACTGGCAGACCCGGACGCAAAAGGCAACGAAGCCGTTCTTATCAAGGGCTTATCCTTCGATGGTAACGACATTATGAAGTTTGCCCTGGGAGAACTGACAGAAGGCGAATTCGACTTTACCGCGGACGACTTCGAATTCCGTGAAACGATCGAATAATATAACCTATAAACAAAAACTGGGCGGAACCTTAGAGCAGGGGCCGCCCTATTTTATTCCATAAAAAGACGGGGGTCAAAAATTTATGAGTAATTACATTTCACTTGAAAGCATTTTAGGAAAGAAAGACGAAGAACTTACCGCCCTGGGCCGCGGTGAATTCGAGTGTGCAAAGCTTGGTACAGTCCCTTTTTGTGAGATCAAGCAGGACGAATATAAGGTAATCAAAAAAGATTGTATGAAAAAGGTCCTCAACGAGAAGACACACCAGTATGACGACGAGATCGACGACGACAAGCTTATGACTAAGCTTATCCTTGCAGCCGTAGACAAGGAGAGTAAACAGCCGGACGCACGTAGCAATTTTACTTTTGCGAATGGTGACCTTCTTAAGAAGTTGGGAGTAGTAACAGCTGACGGCGCGATCAACAAGCTTATGGGTATCGGTGAGATATTCAAAGCAGCGACGACTATCCAGGACGTTTGCGGCTTTTCTGAAAAAGCGCAGAAAGAAGAAGCCGAAGCAATAAAAAACTAATAGACACGGACCCGGAAGCTTCCATACTTGCCTACATATGGAATAAGCACGGTGTTTTTCCGGCGGACGTGTTTAATAGGCCGCACGCTGAAAAGCTTTTTATATATGACGCAACCAGACGCATGATTGAAGCCGAAGAAAAGGAAGCGGCAGAGATCGAAAAAGCAGGGCGGAAAGGAAAATCAAAGTAGGAAAGGGGGACGACTGTAGGAATGGGACGTACTTTTCAAATGGGCGCTAAAATGACTTTGAAGGACAGTTTTACCAGTACCATATCAAAGATCAGCAAAGCGACCGAAGGCTTTTCTAAGAATGTGAAAGCCACGAAGGACGGCCTGGGTCAATATAGGGACGCGCAGGGAAGGCTTCGCGACGCTACAGGTAAGTTTGTAGCCCAAACGAAGCAGGCCAGGAAGGAAAGCGAAAGCTTTACAAAAACCCTAGGGGGCTTACGTACAGCTATGGGCTTGCTTAAGTGGGCCGCGGCGTCTATCGGTCTGGCCGCGTTATTCAAGGGTGTAAAATCGTACTTTGTCGACGCGAATTCCGATATGGAAACCTACAAGAACACCTTAACGACTGTCTTAAAAAGTGAAGATCGAGCCGTCAACGCCCTACAATGGGCGCAAAAATTCGCAGCGAAGACACCCTTCGAAATCCCGGAGATAGTCGAAGCTACTACACGAATGGCTTCCTACGGTATGAGTGCAAAAAGTACCCTGGGTATTATCGGGGATATGGCTTCCGTCATGGGCAAGGATTTAATGTCTGCCGTGGAAGCTGTAGCTGACGCGCAGACCGGAGAACTGGAACGACTTAAGGAATTCGGTATCACTAAGAAGATGATCGTTGAACAGGCCAAAGCTATGAAAATGACTGTTATTAATAATAAGGGTCAGATCACTAGCCAGGAGAACTTCAACAAAGCATTATTCGCACTTATGGAAGACCGCTTCAAGGGCGGTATGGAAATGCAATCAAAGAGCCTTAAGGGTATGATAAGCAACTTCCAGGACTTCATGGGTACGACAATGCGTACATTAGGTCAGCCAGTCTTCGACAAGTTTAAAGAAGGTCTGGGTAAGGTATTAGACTGGCTTAACAAAATGAAAGATAGCGGCGCCCTTGACGCCTTTATCGCAAACGTACAAAAGACCGGGGGCATGATATACAACGGCTTCGTAAAGTATGTCATAATTGCGGTCGGATATGTGAAGCGCTTTGCTGCTGCAATCGGCAGCTGGTATTCGCAGAATAAGCCGTTAATCATGACCTTTGTAAACTCAATTATTACGAATATCCAGAAGGTAGCCAGTTTTCTGTTTACTTACATTGTACCAGCTGGAAAGCTTGTAATATCCACGGTAGGAAAGATCGCTACCATGTTTTTAGCGTGGTATGCAAAAAGCGCCCCCATAATCAGTAGTATAGCGAATAAGCTTATGGCTATATTCACCGGATTGTTCGCGAAGGCGCAGCCCGTACTTACGTGGCTGGGTGGTACAGCTATTCCGATGGTAGTCGCAGCCCTTACGAATGTGGGGTCCTTCGTCCTTAAGATCGCGAACTGGTTTTTATCAAAGTGGTCTGTATTTGGTCCGCTGCTGGCTGGTATTGCTATCTCGTTCGTGGCTATTACGGCCGGAATGAAAGCCTACTACGCAATCCAGAAAGCTATTCAAATCGCGACGATACTATGGACAAACCGTCAGCTGATACTTAATGCTGTACTAAGCATGAACCCGATCGGACTTATTATTATAGGTATCGGCCTTCTGATCGGTGCTATTATCCTGGTCGTTACTCACTGGGACAAGGTCAAGGCTGCTTTAATTACAGGCGCCCAGGCCGTGGGTAACTTCTTCAAAAATATATTTACGGGGATTAAAAACTTCTTCGTAAATGTATTTAACGGGATTAAGAACTTTATCAAAAAATGGGGTATCACAATACTGGCGATCATGGGCGGACCGTTTACCTTTATCCCTTACTTGGTAATCAAAAATTGGGATAAGATTAAGGGCTTCCTGGGTGCTGGGGTCGAATGGATTAAAGGCGCCTTTGAAGGCGTCGGTAAATTCATAGGGTCGGTATTCGACGGACTGCTGGCAATCGTAAAGGCCCCTATTAACTTTATACTTAAGGGTGTAAATACCATGATCGGCGGACTTAATTCGATCAGCATTGATATACCCGACTGGGTCCCGTTGGTAGGCGGTAAGAAATTCGGCTTTTCTATCCCGGAAATTCCGTACCTGGCAAAAGGTACAAATAACTGGAAGGGTGGTCCCGCTTACATGAACGAACGCGGCGGCGAATTGGCTATGCTGCCAAATGGTAGTAAAGTAATTCCGTCCGATAAAACAGACAAAATTCTGGATGCACCGCGCGGTAATTCGATGAATATCGAGAAATTCGAAATTCACGTACACCAGCAACCAGGAGAAGACGCCGACGCCTTGGCCGACAAGGTTATGGACAGATTTTACGAAAAGCTAAAGGAAGCCGAGGAAATCGCAGGAAGTGACGATATGGGGGTACTTGTATAATGAAAGACGTAAAAGTAAGTATCTGCATAAAGGAAATCAGTACCGGGACATATTATAAGGTCCCGGTACTTCCGCCTACAATAGAATACAGCTTCGGCGACGCCCAGAAAGAAAGTGTAACAATCATTAACCTGGGTACGGTAGACTTTCATAGCGGAAACGATCTGGATAGCTTCGCCTGGTCGTCTTTCTTCCCGGCAAGGTACGACGTTGGATATTGTACGACTAAGAAGATTAAGACACCAATTGAATACAGGGACCTATTAGAAAGCTGGAAGAGTACCGGGGCATCCTTACAAGTAATCTGCCCGGCTGCTGGGGTGAATAAGACCATGTCGCTGTACTCTTTTAAGCCTGTATTCCGTGGGCCAGAAATGGACTGCTATTACAGCCTTGAATTCCGAGAAAAGCGAACAGTAAAACCCGTTAAGGTTGACCTGGGTGCAATCATGGGCGACCGTAACAAAAAGACGCCGGAAAGCCGTAGCAAGGCGCCGGATAAAGAAAAACCAGGTACGTATACCGTAATATCCGGGGACACTATAACTAAGATCGCAAAGACCTACAGTATAACGCCCTGGACTGATCTGTATACGAAAAATAAGAAAGTGATAGGGTCGGACCCTTCGGACATTAAACCCGGTCAGGTACTTGCGTTATGAATATAACACTTAATGGTAAAGACCTGGGGCCAATCTTATCCGGTAGCCCATCCATAAGCGACCAACTGGAAAGTGTTTGCCGTACCATGGAATTCAGTGTAAAAGGTACTGCAAGCCTGGACAATAAGTTGGGCCAGGTAGTTGACTTATGGTATGGGGGTAAACGATGGTTTACCGGAACCTTACGAAAAAGAGGTAGGAAGCACGATGGGATTATTACTTACCTGGTTTATGACCCGATGATCTTCCTTACCAAAAACGTAGACGATTTTTACTTCGACGGTCAGACCGCGAAGCAAGGAATTAAGACACTGGCGGAAGCTTCCGCGATTAAGGTACGCAAGCTTGCAGATACCGGGGTCGTGCTTCCGCCTTTATATTACCAGGGAGCAGAAGCCGACAAGGTAGCCGTAGACCAGTTGGTAAGAACATACCAGGAGAATAAGAAAAAATTCTGGATAAGGTACAACCCGGATTATGGTGACGAAGGCCTGGATCTATTCGAAAGAGTAGTCCCGGCGAAGTTGTGGTCTTTCCAGGTAGGCATAAACTTGACAAGTGCTTCCCTAGAAGAAAGTATCGAAGAAACGATCACAGTAGTAAAGCTGATTAACCGGGATACCGGAAAAGTAGTACAGCTAGTCGATGCAGTAAAGCTTAAGGCTTACGGAAAAGCCGTACACTTTGAGGAAATCGACAAGGATAAGGCTGACACTATGGACACACTAGCGCAGACTTTACTTAATAACTTGTCGGGCGTAGCCTTGACGCAGCAGATCGAAGGTATTAACCCGGACAACGTCATGCCGCAGCTTTTTAGCGGTGACTATGTCTACGTAGAAGAAAAGAATACTAAGATCATGGGCGGATATCACATACGTAATATTACCCATACCTTCGTCAGCGATACGCTTATCACGATCAGCGCAGATATAGAGAAGGACGCCTTCGTCCCGGACGTGCAATTCGAAGATGCTACAGAGAACCCGGACGAGCAAGACACCGGAGCAGGCACAAGCGACGACACAGGAAGCGGTAGCGGCTTAAGTGACGCCTATTTAACGGAGTTTGATACTGTTATGGACGACTACGGCGCTGACGGCACAACGAAGGTATTAACAACGGAAGAAGAAGTCAAAAATACACCTGGAAGTCCAGGATACCAGGCGCCTACGTTACCAGAGCCGTCCACAACCTGGGACAGCTACATGAACCTACGCCTGGCGCAGAACCAGCAAGTAACGACGGATATTACTAATTCCGGCGGAGTAATCAACTAAAAGGGGGCGGTCTTATAAGCGCGAATAAATCCGTGGACCTTCTTAAGAAGGTCAGAGGGGGACAGAATACCCACGACGGTATCAAAATCGTAAAAACGATCACAGGGGAACCGGATACCTTAACATTCATGTTTGAAGGCACGAAGCAAGCCCTGGGTGCCGCGATATTTGAAATCCCGGTGAATATGTACCCTATTCGAGAAGGGGACCGTTTTACTGCTTTTAGAATGTTTGGAACTGGCCCAGCTTCAAGGTGGGCTTTTATCAATAAGATAAACGGCTGTACGGTCAACCTGGCAACGATGCAAGGACCTACGACGGCGAAAATCGACGGGGTGGACAAAGTATACGGCCCCGGTGAATTAATCGTCACTACGGGGTTGCTGGCAGGCAACAGGGTACTAATAGCGCCTATCTATGACAGTGGCGCCGTAAAGTATGCTGTAATCAGTAAAATAAGTTAGGGGGCGTATTGAATGGCACAAGGAAAGACGCCAATCTTCGACTGGGAAAAAGGCGAATTCAAAGTAGACAGCCAAGGCGCTGTCCTTATCGCGGAAGACGCCCAAGCGCTTGAACAGATCATGATAAAGGCGCAGCAGACACCGCGAAATACCTATCTGATCTATGCGAACCCGGAAAACCCGGAATTAAATCATAAATATGGCAGCGACGTATTCGCTATCATGTTAGAAAGTGACCTTACAGACGAAGAAAGGGACAGCGAAATCCAGCGAGCGATCAAGGAAGCCCTGGTATACGACCCCTGGGTTAAAGACATTACAGACATAAGTTTGACCTATGACGTAGACGAAAACAATAAGAAGATGGTATACGCCAGCTACACAGCCGTTACGATCTTTGATAATATCACAGTAAAGGGGGCGGTAGTAAGTGGCTAGGCCGGAATTTGTACCAGTTTTTGAAGAAGAAGAAAATACGATCAAATCCCGAATGCTGGGGCGTATAAGCGACGCTTGGAGAAAAGAACCTGGCGACTTTATCTATGACGCTGTAGCAGCGTCGCCGCTGGAAGTAAAGCAGGGAGAAATTCGACAGGACTTCATTCTTAAGAATGCCTTCCCGCAGTATGCAGAAGACACCTTCCTAGACGATTGCTTGGCTTCCGTAGGCCTTACCAGGGACCAGGCGACGCAGAATAAGCGAACGATTCAAGTAAATGCAGCGGCTGGC